TTATGCCACAAACTTCTTATTCACATATCCCACTTTGTTTTTGTATCTCACTTTCGTGTACCATGCTTTCGAATACAGAACTTCAACGGCAGCTCCCTTCGGGATCCTGCAGTGCGATCCTGTCTTTTTCGAAGAGGCTTTCCATAAAAGAGCTCCTTTCTCACGTTTCACCGTCTTTTTCCATGTTCTCTTGAACTTCTCCGGAGTACCGTAAAGAGCTTTTAGCTGCGATGTAGTGCTTCCCCACTTGGGCAAATAGAAATGTGGTGTGTCGACAATGGATTTCCAATCGCCGCCCCAGCCAAGACCGATGCCCTTGGCAATCACTGCCACCTTGCGGATCGTGGCTGTATCATACAGGAGCTTGCTGTCATTGATCGCAATGTCAAATGCAATGCCCCACATATGCTGGCTGGAATAAGTGCTGCCTTTGGCATTCGTTACAATCTTACCGGGTTTTGTCCTGCCTTTAGCATAAAGCGAATCCTGATATTCTTTACTTCTGAATCCCTCTGTGATAATCAGATAGATTCCCTTTTTCTCGCATTTCTTTAATAAAATGCCAAGTCTGTAGTCAAGCCACGGATGCAGCTTTGTTCTGTCAATTCGTACATCATGTTCTTTCTTCATAATCTGTTTCCTCCATTTCGGTATCTTCCTTCAATATATTCCCTTCGTGTTCCACTGTGCCCTTCAGCACGGCAATGACCTTTGTCAAAAATGCCGGTACCTTCACTCCCATCCGACCAGCATTCTCCGTGATGCTCAAGCATTCGTTCAGGATAAACCACGCCGTCACAAGCGTGGAGAAAAACATGCTCATCGGCAACGTAACCGACAAGACTGCTGACAGCTTATAGATCAAGAAGTCCACGATCATCGATGCTACGATGACAAGAATGTAACCGAACTTTTTGAAAATGCCGATCATTCCCTTCCTGCTGCTCCAGCCGTACTTTTCATCGTTCGGATGCTCTACCGCTTCCTTTGCACTGGCAGCCATACCGGCAAGAAAATCAATGACCATTGCTGCAGCTACCGCCACCAGCATCCATCCAAGCAATCCACACTTTGATGCAATTGCCGCCGTAATTGTTGACAGCCCAAGCTGGGCTGCATAGATTTGTAATTTGTCCATAATGTACCTTCCTTTCCGCCTCTTTAGGCATAAAAATAAGGAGCTAACGCTCCTTGGGTTATCTATTTGTTCTTATTTTAGTATCAAATATCCCAGCGATTTTGCAGGAATAACCAAAGGTGTATCCAGCACTGTTCTATCTATCATGATAAGCGGAGCGGCGGCTTCTGTCATTCCTGTGCTAGTGTTTGCTGTAGTCGGTCCTTCGTTGGCATTAGTGATCCAGAGATATTTAACACAAGCGCACATTTCTTTTATCGTTACTTCATTTTCTGTCGAATTGTAAATCGCTAATTTTTCAACGGTAACATTATCTTTTTTAACTTCATTTCGAGAATACGTATAGCAATATACTCCCTGCAACCAATCCTGTAGCCAGTAATGATCTTCGTTTTCCGGCGCATCAGACGCTCCAAAAAACACTGATCTTGTATAACCGTCTGAATCTTTTCCATAGATAAACGGATTGCACGCAAAATTTTTAGCATCGTAATTCTGATTGTTTCTCACCAGCATGCTTATTCGATAAGGGAATAGCTGGTCGTATAGTGCCGCATCGCTAATGCTGGTATACATAGGAGATAAAAAAGCCTGTCTTTCAAGAATCTTAAAACGATTTTCATACTGCCACTCCTGTTTATAATAGGTACTACTTCCATAGTTTTCACGATTTACGATAACACCATTTACAGTCACGGTATCTGTATCGAACCATTCATCAGTTATCTTTCCCTGCGTGATAAAATCCCACGCTTTTTTACCCATTTTAGTTATCATTGTATATTGCCTCCTTAATCTGTTAAATATAGTCCTGTTTCATAACCTGGATATGTTCTTGCTGGTCTTGGTGCTTCAAATGCAATCACCGGATACACATAGATAGATAAAGGTGGATGTGGATAGCCGTCCCCACCACTTCCAGAAATATTTTCAATCTCACCCGGCATTTCCGCCAACATCATTTTGTCTGTTTTTCCGGTTTTGCTACGAATCGCATCCGCAACAGATTGCAGATCATCCAATATGCTCACTCAAATTCCTCCTTTCTAAAACTGTGTTGTCGTAATTGCCCCTATCGTTTCTGCCAATTCCTGAATATCTGCTTCAAGCTCCTCATGTGCAACATTCAGATTGGTGCACAGTTTTCCGATTGTCTCGTCCATCTTTCCCAGGTTCTCCGCCGATATGTCCGGTGGTCCATCGTTCTTCCAGCCGATCGGTTCATGCTCTACCGATTCAAATACCGCTTCCTGTCCCGGTAAAGTACCTCCATCAGAAACATATAATCGAATCAGAGTTTTTACCAGTGTTGGTATGTCATCTGTTCTTACCTCGCTGTATACAGGTATCGCACTAGAAGGATCCCCACCTGTAGATCCATAAGCACCAAACGTAGCATAATATGTGATGCCCATATACTCTACCTCTGCAAACTTTGAAGATAATGGATCTGTTCCGTAATATTTGTCAGAATATGAAAATGCATATTCTCTCACATTTGAAACGATCAGAGGATGCCAATAGCTTCCATTATTAGCCATCATTCCAATAGCCCACCACTCTTCTGTGCTATCATTCGGCTTAAATGCATATTGAGCAGCATTTTGCTGTATCAGTTTTGTACCTTTTCCGTATCCGAAACTTGTTTTTATCCCAAGACTGATTGTCGGTTCCGGTATGAAATAACTTGCCATATTCCTACCTCCTATGATAATTTTCGCCAATATGAATAGTTAATCCGCGCCATTCCGGTCGGAGTAGATACTACCTGTGCCTCAATGCATTCTACCGACGGCACGATCCTTGTACTGCCAAACGACAATCCCGGATTCGCATCGGCATCGCCGTTACAGATCGTTGCCGGCATCGTAGAATCAATAGCCGGCGTGGATATCGTGAGGATCCCGGTGCTTGTCAGCGGAATCGACGTAAAGTCACGGACGAAGCTTCCACAGATCAGCTGTGAACCGTTGACCACAAGGGCTTTGCCTGAAACGGTTCCACTGGATGCTATATCTCCAAGTACCTTAAAATCACCTCGATATGCGTAGTCCCCATCCACCTTGAGTGGCATGTCCATCTTCACGACAGGAACCGGCTGAAGCTGTTCATCGTATTCATCTGCAGTCAGTTCAATATGTGTGGACATGTCCTGCTGCTGTGCCGTTCCGTTTCTTGTCGTGTATGTGTTTTTCGCAAAGTTTACACCACCCTGAGTAACCGCAACACTGTTTCCTTCCCGGAATGCCTGTCTGGTCGTTCCTCCCTTTCCATCCTCCACATCCAGATACACGATCTTATACTCCGTTGTGGTAAATCCTCCGCCGGTGCTCATTTCAGAGATGGTCCACGTCACTTCTGCCGGATTGTCAAGATCTTCCGTCACCTTAACCCAATGCGCTCCGTTTCCGTACTTGAATTGATACACCTCGGCTGTAGACAGGTCAAAATAACACTCTCCGATCTGCGGTGGTGCAACCTCGACTGTTCCATCCGGTATACTTGAATCCTTCGGTGCCCCTTCTCCTGCATACCTAAACTTCAGTGCCGCCCCATTGATTTCCGCTGTAATATCATAATTAGCAAGACGAACAAGACTTTCCGGGCTCTTCTGTGTTTCAAGATGTATACTGCCTCCGGAAATATCGATTGACTCTGCTTTCACTGTGCCGTCCTCATCGACGTTGAATTTGTCACTTGCGATCGTGATCTTTTTTCCGGAAAGATTCAGCGCATTGCCGGAAATGATATTGAATACATCCTCCGCTTCAAGATCAATGTTGTCCGCCCCTGCTTTAAAGTAAGTCTTTGCCGTATCCGGATCAACACCCAGAGCAACCTCTACCAGTCTGCCGTCAGAGTCCACCTTCAGGACAACGCTGTCTGCCTGCAGATCAATAGAGGATTGCAGCTCTCCCTCTGCATCTGTGGCTCGTTTTGCTTCCAGGCGGATCGCTTCGTCCGTCTGTTCGAACCGGGTGGTGGTTTTCTTTTCCACATTTGCCATTTCAATGTAAACGCTGTCGATGTTTTTCTGGATCTTGAGCGTCCTGCCCTTGAGCTGCATCAGTTCACTCTCTTGCGTAACCTCGTTCTGTCGTTTCTGGTTACCCTTCGCTTCGTATGTATCGATCTGGGCTTGTATGCCGGAAAGCGTCCGGGAGAATATATACGAATAAACCTTCTCCGCTTCTTTCTCCGCCACGATCATGTCGCCGGTCTCCAGATATGGCAGAGCATTCAGCTTCAGCTCGGACACCGGGCGGTAATAGATACCTTTCAACTTGGAGAGGATATTACCACCGATCACCTTAAGTTCGTCCACCGATTTCCCGTACAGCAGGAAGTTTCCGGTGATAAGATACGGATTGCTCAGATCCGTCCCGACTGTCACGCCAACGTCCTCCTCATCCGTCTGGATATTAAGACAGGTGATCTTGTCCGTGGTGTATTCCTCGCACCGGATGCTTCTGTATTCCGCTTCGGTATCAGATGCGCCGGACAGCCTTGTCATGTCCTGTGATGTGCCGCTGGAACTTGTAGGATACAACCCAACATGCGGATATAAACCAATGTGTGGATACAAACCAATAGAATGCATATCCGGCAGATATATCACCTCGAAACTTCCACTCCGATCCATACGTCCAAAGCCGGCATTCACCGTGCAGATTGCCTTGAGTGCCGTTGTGCCTGTCAGACTTCCCGCCGTCGGAGCAATGGTTTTCTCCACGTCCATATCGTCGTTGACCAGTGCCTGCGTTTTAAACGGGATCCCTAAATGCTGTAACAGCGATTCTCTCATCGCCTTAAGCTTCACCGTCCCGTATTCCACGACCTTCACGGTGACTTCTTTGCCGTCCTGTAGCTTTGTGACACTCTTCTCCTCTGCCGGAAAAAGAGCGTTATACCACTCAGAGACATCCACGGATGCTCCATATAAAGCGTCATACGCCACAACCTTCTTATAATCCTTGTCATCCACCAGTTCCGCAGAATCAACCTGATAATATCCCATCGGCAGCTGTATCGCTGTATCGCCATCTTCATCCACCGTCTCCTGAATGGCGATAAATCCCTGCCCGTTCAGCTCGTTCTGCAAAATCTCCGACACCTCAAACTCGCATGAGGATGCTATGCAGCCTCCAAGTACAAGCTCCTCTTCATCGCAGATGCTTTCCTTGATCGTAACCGCTTCAGAATGAATTGTATCGTTGCCGATCGTCAGACCCAGATCCGGGAAGTGCATTTGATAGCCATGAAAATATGTACCGCTGCAAAAGATTTTCTTTTGGGCTTCTGTCAGATCCACCATATAAAACCACCTCCTACAACTCTATAAAAGCAAAACGGACAGGCTGATAATACAGTCTGCCTTTAAGCTTTGTTTTGTACTGAAATGTAATATCCGGAACATAGCAGATCATAGTTGCATAGTCCCTTTTCCAATCATTGTAATAACGGACATATAAATGTCTTTTCTTTTTCGAACATTCCCCATCATTTACCGCAAAGCCTTTATCGAACAAACTTAATAACTGATCCAATTCCTTGTCTGAAATGATATGGGTATTCGCCTCCCATTTCGATCTGGAATGTTCCATCACTGTCCTTCGAAGATATCCCTTCGCATTTGTGTAAGAGTCTTTGTCCTGCATCTGATCCGGAGTGGACTGGATCGTATCCTGCTGCAGTAAATCGTGATTTAGTTTCTCATAGGTGTATTTTCCATCTGAATAGCCGGTCGCAATAGCGATCAGCCCTTTGCTTTCATCGTACAATCGCATCCCCTCCTTACGTCAATGCAGACACACCATGCTGCTTTTTATATTTTGAGTTTTCATTTCTTACTACGCGAAGCAGATCGCCCTCTTTGTATTGCTCCAGCTCTACTCCTCCGGACGTGTTTTCCAATGTAATGATCGCATTGCACAATCTTTCAATCACCGGTACCAATGCTGCAGAAGTAGACTCTGCTGCCAGACGCCCGGCTTCTACCGCCATCGCCTGCAGTTTATCCTCCGGCGATACCACCTCGCCGTAATGACGGTTATCACCGATCATTGCAAGCTGCGGTGTGTTTGCTTTCACATATCCGCCCTGTGCCAATGCCGGAATCTTCGGTACCGTGATCGGATTCTCCTCCCACAGCTTCTCAAACGGTTTGATCTTGCCAACACCAACCTTGCGGATCGTGTTGAGCATTTTATTGATCTTGTCAAAAGGTTTCGATACGATAACGTTAATGCCGGAGATCAGCCCATTCACCACTGTCTTAAATGTCTTTTCCATTCCCTCTTTAATTCCGGCAAAGATCTTTCCTCTTGAAGAAAATACGTCCTTGACTTTTTCCCAAGCACCTTTGAATGTCGATTCAAACCAATCTGCTATTCCTCCAAACGGCGACTTGATATTATCTCTGATCGCTTTAAAATTATCTTTTGCTTTTGCGAAAGCTCCGCTGGCTTTATCGTATGCACTTGCGAATTTTGTTTTAAACCAATCCGGAATACCTGTAAAAGCATCTTTAACCTCTTTGCTTTTATCGCTGAAGAACGACTTCACTCCCGAAAAGCCACTTTTCAACTTATCGCTTGCTCCGCTAAAGGTATTTTTGAACCACTCTCCAATCCCCTGGAAGGCTCCCTTAATTGCAGACGCTATCGTTTCAAAGAAGACTGCCGCCGGTCGGAATGTTGTTTTAATAGCTGTCCATCCAGCGGTAAACTGTCCCTGGATCGCAGTGAGAACACCCCCGACAATGTCCTTCACTCCTTCCCAGACCGTTTTCCATTCACCGTCAACGATACCTTTGATAATCTTACAGATTCCGGAAAACACTTCCGAAACTCCCTGTATGATCTGTGACACACCTTTCATCGCTGCAAGTATAATATTTCCGGCTTTCTGGAAGTTTTTCGCCAAAACAGGAATGATATTTGCAATTACCCAGTTAATAAGCGGCTTCAGTACTTTGTTTAGTACGCTGGAGAGCATGTCAGCAAGATTCCCAACAGCATCCAATACAGCATCAATCGCTGGCTGAACATATTTTTCAACAACATCTTTAAACTTCTTCGCAAATTGATCTAAAACAGGAACAATATGTTTATTGTAGCCATCTAAAATTGTTCCAACCCATGTTGACAATGCTTCCTTTATTGTTTCAAACAGCGGATGAATGTGCTGATCATATACATTCTGAATCTTGTCCCATGTATTAGTCACAACATCTGATATTGTGCCAATTATCGATGACACGGATTTAATTACATTTGTTAAAACTTCTTTGATCTTATCCTTGTTCTCTATAATCGGTGCGGTCAGGGTGTCAATGATATCTCTACCCACTTTCGCCATCAGCGTAAGCACATTAAGCTTCGTTTCTACAAAAATATTAAGCAGATTTGCACCGATCTGTTTGGCTTCATCCGAACGAAATACTGCTGCAATATCCGCTACTACCACAGCGAAGTTTCCAACAATTTCCGCAATTTGCCCTGTAATATCGAACAGGTTCACCAGATGCTTGACCAGGTCCTTCTTATGCTGTTCCAGATACTTTGCGAAGCTTCCCACCAGCAGGTCCGCCAACGTGAGACCAACGCTTGCAACGCTTCCAGCAATCTTTCCAAGTGCCGTTGCTATCTTTTCAGCACACTTTTTTACGGCATCGATTACAGATCGATCCGTAAATATATCTATCAATGACTGACCGATAGAACGAATTTCGTCCTTAATGCTCTGAAATACCTGTTTCGTATTTCCAAGCCCTAGCTGAAAACCGGCTGCAAATCTCTTGGCAAGATCAACAAATTCTTCCTTTACCTTCCCCAGTATGCCTGACAGTTTTCCGGTGCTTTCTCCTGCCTTATCCAGAACATTGGAACCCGCTGCAACATTACTCCCTCCTACCGCTCCCGTTCCGCTTCCTGCACTTGTGCTTCCTGAATCAGAATCCTTTGAAGAAGAATTATTGGAAAGCTCGTCCCAAGAGGCCAGACCAAACATGTCCTTCTTTGCTTTCTTCGCAGCCTTTCCTGCTGCCGTGGTATTCTTTGCCAGATCCGCCGCTGAAGAAGATGCTCCCGACATATTGCTGTCTGCATCTGCTGCCATATTTGCCGTAGCTGCGATACCATCATCTTTGCTCTTGTTCCCAGTGAGCATTTCGGTAAACTGTTTGAAAATCGATGCCAGCCCGACCATTTTCTTCATCAAGGCATTGACCTTTTGAATGATCGGCGTAAACAGATTGATCAGTCCCTGCCCGATAGATGCTTTTAACGAATCGAACTGCAGAGACAGAATACGCATCTGGTTCGCCCACGACCCGGATGTCTTTGCAAAGTCTCCGGATGCAATGCTAAGCTGATCCTGTACGAACTTGTATCGCAGAGCCACCTTCTCTGCTTCAGTCATCTTATCTGTCGTTTTGCCAAAGCCGTTCGCCATAGCGTAGCTGTCAAGCGCTGTCTGCGTCATAACAACTCCGAGATCTTTTAACGACTCCGTCTCGCCGGTAAACACGGATTTCAGCTTTGTATATGCCTCATCCTGCGATATATTGTAAAAGGATGCAACATCTCCTGCCAGCCCGGTAAGCTGCGTAGACATGTCCGCTGCCTGATCCTGAGAAAATCCAAACGCAGTAGCCATAGCTCCGAAGGTACCCGCATACCTCTTAGCCATCGTCTCCGATAAACCAAAAGAGGTCGCAGCATCCTTTGCAAAACTATCTACTTTTTTAGATACCTTCGGACCAAATGCCGAATCGACTACGTTCTGCACCTCGGTCAGATCAGAACCGAGATCCAAACACTGCTTTCCAAAATCTGTAATTCCCTTTACTGCAAACGTAGCGGCCAGAGTTTTCGCCGCCTTTTTTGCCATACCCTCTATTCCGGACATGGATTTGCTGAAATTTTTGCTGTTAATTCCAAGATCAAGATGAATTTTACCAACACTCTGACCATCAGCCAATGCGCTCACCTCCTAGTGCGCGGTCATCGGCTCATAATGGCATCTACTTGACCAACGTTATTTTAAATTTCTTTTTACAGTTTCTCCCTTTGCATACCGTATAGATATCTCTGGCTTCTGATTTCGATGAATAAAATATCGGAAGCTCATATCCGCAGTATGGACATCTCACTTTCTTCTGTTTTTTCTTATCCACCACTATCACCTGCCATTCTGACAAATGCTGCCTTAAACATCTCGAGGTAATTCTGGACCTCTTCCGGACTTTTCTGCTTTGCGGACTTGTTTCTCCATTCTCTCCAGATCCGTCTCTGATCATCTGAAAAATGCTTAATCACTTCCTTGTCCGTCTCAGCACGGATTGCCACAACTCTTCCCAGGGCTGTGTCCGGACCAATACCGGAGATCAAAGCAGAAAACTCCAGCCATTTCATCCCCTTAAACTCCGTTGAGTAAATACGGATGCCATATTGTTCCAGAACACTGGATACGATCAGGTCCCAGTCCTCGAACAGATCATAGTAGCTCTCGTCACTCCCCGCTGGGAGTATCATCATCCCCTCCGCGAACCAGATCCATTGCCTCCTCAATTAAAGTCATGAAATCCTTGAAATTCAGATTCAGACCCTTTAATCTCTCCCTGTCCTCTTCCGAGAAGAGCAGCTCATAGGCTGCCGGCACCGCTTCTGTCTCTGGTCTGTCATCAAATAATCCCATCAGCTTCAGCATTGTTTCTGCAGAATCGTTCACTTTATATACCTGCCCTTTAATCGTGATTGCAGGACTTTCCTCAAAATTTAATTTATCCGTAATATCAATAACCTTTGCCATTTTCTTCCTCCGTTCCGCCTTTCGGCAATACAAAAGGAGCTGCTGCCGTTTGCTTGGCAGATCAGCTCCTCATCATCTTCTATTTCTTTGATTTTGCAGCCGGTTCACTTTCGTCAGCTACGGCTGCCTGATTCGCCAGCGACGCCTCCTGCGCCGCTTCAACTGGGATTCGTGACTGTCGGCTTGCCGTTCGATACAATATCAAACTCCAACGGAGCCACATTCGTAGAATCTCCGCCATTGACATTCGTTACATTGATAACCGCCTTATCCCATGCAACTACCGTACCATCCGGGAATGTCCAGTCAAAGTAAACGTATGCATCCTGACCATTTGCCAGCCACTTGCCTGCAACCAGATCGTTACCGGTATCGCCTATGCAGCGTTTTCCGCTGACCGAAATAGTGATTGCTTTTGCCGTCTGTAATGCACTCTGCCATCCCTCCTGTGTAAATGAGTTCCAGGTCTCGACGCCATTGTCGATAGATACCGAGAAGCTTTCGCATTCCGCAATAGTCGCTTTATCCGCCTTCGTAGCTCCTACATGAAACTGGTTTTCATAACAAGGAAATACTCCTTCTTTTGCTGCCATGATTATTTCTCCTCCTTCACTTCTTTACTACAGTAAAACTCTGCTTCAATGACCATCTCAAAAATACCCGATTCGTCTGTTCCAACATCCTGCGGATACGGTACCTGCATGATACAAAATTTTATCTGCTTATTGTTTACGGTTATATCTCTCAGATCCTGCAGGATCCGATACAGCTCATTGGCTATCTGATCTGTCTGTGCAGCGTTTTTGTTCCAATGGATCAAAAAGGATACCGGGAGTACATCGAACGTCATGTTCTCCTGTCCTCCCAGCGGGATGCGAGGCGATCCACTCCTGCGAAGATGATAACAGCCGATGCTTTCTTCGTGCTTTGTGTCCATCTTCCCCATGTAGCAGCGTTCATTTTTTACAATGCCGAGTTTTGCCACATAATCTCTGATATCTGCCAATTTCACCATAAGCCCGCCTCCTTTTTGTAATTCTTCTTAAAGGTATCTCTTGCAAATGTCTCATGTTCCCCGCCTTTCATCCACGGTTCATACCACTTACCTCTTGCATTCGGGTTCTCATCCTTCGAGAATTGATATTCCGGATGATAATACAATCGTCTGGCATACGGTGTATCTGATACGATAGAGCAGCTTCCCTGACTGCTGTTGCTGTAATCCACAAAGGTGCTTTCATTCTGCAAAGCTCCGGTATCTCTCGGCATTACCTGACCCTGCACGATCTCGGTATGAACCGCCTCTGCGGTCTTTTCCAGAGCCCTGATGCTTGCCCTTGTCAGCTTTCTTATTTTGCCCTGATCGATCTTGATCGTTGAATTCACTGCCATTACATCACATCCAATTCACTGTAATTTACTGTTCCGTCCGGGTTTCTGGCTTTTCTTCCCTGAAATATTCTCCTCTTCTCCCCGTTCACCTCAATCGTTCCTCCACTGAGATTCGGTAGATCTGGAGCAATATCCCCTGGAAAAAAAGCCACTCCTGACAACTGGATCAGCTTTTTTTCTGCTGTCAGCACCGTCTTAGCACTGTCCTGATAGTTACATGTTGTTTCAATCTCCTTTGCTGCAACCGGCTCACCGTACACGCTAAGCTCCTCCTGCTCCAGAGATACTTTTACCGGCGTCTTACACTGACGTTTCTTCACCAGACACGGATAACGCACACTGCCACCTCCTAAATCATCCTGCAGCACAGTCCTGTCTTATCCAGCTCCGCATAAATGTCGGTTCGGATCACAACACCCTGCACCTTCGTGACATTGACTCCACTTGAGAAGGTCATGGACACGCCATTGATTCCATAGGATGACAACATAGACTCCAGCTCATCCTGATTCTCATAGATAAAATCAGCCAGCATGCAGGTCACATACTGAATCTGATCCTGCTGGAATGCCGTGAGACGGTCGAAACCAATCTCACGGATTCTGCAGAATGTCAACGTATCGATCTGCCGGCTGGCTTTCTCTAACAGTCGTGTCAGTTCTTTCTCTCCGATCAAAGATCCACCGTAGGTTTCCGTGTAGTATTCCTTATCGGCATACATCCGCATCCCTCCTAGGCGGTATACTCTGTGGTATCCGTATCTACAAAGACAGAATCAATCTTGCCGCCCTTTCCGTTCGGGAATACAAATACATCTGACAAGGAACGATTCTGGTACAGATATCCGTCTCCCTCGGTATGTGCACCCGGAGCAAAGTAATACACGCTGGCGATCTTTGGCACTGTCTTACAGGTCTGACCGCATGCCACCAGCACATTGATCTTATGCGCACCTGTCACAGCTTCTACCCCATGGCTGCTGTCTGCTGCCACTTTCTTCTGTGGTTCAAATCCGCCATTCTTCGGCTCCCAGTCAAAGGCATCATAGAATCTCTCATCATCCACAACTTCCATGATCGGCACACCGTCAATATCCGTTACACGGGTCTCAATGCCCATACCACCCTCTGCAATCTGAGTCAGCTCGATCTTACGGGTAAACTCCGTAGACTGCTCCAGAGCATCCATGATCTCGCTGCGGACATACATAACGAGAGTACCATTCGCCTTATAACGACGAAGCTTGCCCTTTGCCAAGATATCCTTAAGCATACCAAAGACCTTCGCCTTGGTATACGCAGATGTTGCTGTGGACGAATGATATCCATCCGTCTCCTGCGCTTTCTGTGCCACCTTTGAGAAGAACAGCGCATCCGTCTCCGGTACCACCTGTGTCTGTTCAAAGACTCTGGTGATATTCTGGATGGACGCTGTCTCATTGGTCTCATCCACATCTGCCTTATCCACCAGAAAAGATACATCTCGATCATGCTCTACCGTGTACGCTACATCTGTCTGAGCGTAATTTCCACGATTCCAGCCACCATTACGAGCATGGTTCTTATAACCACTCACGCTCATCTGAGTAAAATGAAAAGTCTTTGCATCCAGCCATTTTACGTTGCTTGTTACAAACGGGGAAGTCAATGTTCCCTGCATCAGGATCTCCAATAATTCCGGACTCCACTGTTCTGCATAATTTAATGCCATATTATCACCTTATTTCACCTTTCTTTTTAATTAAAACGATTCCAACGTTTTGTCGGGATCACCGGAGTAGCCGGCTGCTGCCCTGCGGTGCTTGTCTGGCTGCCGGTCTGTCCGGCTCCTACCTGTACAAATCCCTTGGACTGCCCCTCCAACTTTCCCTGCTTAAGCGCCGGAACATCCTCCAGTACCTTGTTGATTGCTTCCTTGAGTTTATCTGTGTCCACCTTGCCGTCTGCCACCGCTGCAGATGTATCCACCAGCTTCATCACATACGGAATTGTTTTCACATCAAGCCCCATCTCCACGCCGATCAGCACGCCCTCCTTCTCAATCTCAGACGCAACTGCCAACTGCTGTGCCTGTACCACCTGTGCCTGTAAGGCAGTCGGATCCGGTTCGGATTCCTGTTTCTGCTTCTTGTATGCACCAATGGCACTGTCCATTTCTTCCTTACTCAATCCCTGCTTCTTGAAGTAATTCTTCAGCACGGTATCCTCTGCAACTGACTTTTTTCCTTCGATCACGCTTGCAAGCTTCTCATAATCAATCTCCGGTGTCTTTGGCGGTGCCGGTGTGCCGTTCGGCTCCGGCTGTCCGCCGGCATTCTGACCACTTGGTTCTGGATCAGCAAAAAGCTGCAGATTCATTGGTAACATGTTCTTTCTCATGGTTTATTGCTCCTTTCAGTTGTAGGGGTGTCTCCCCATCCAGTTTTACGTGTGTCTCACTCAGTTTTGTTCTCAGGTGTCTCCTCGTAGTTTATCCCCGAACAAAGTGTTCGGTTCGCCTTCGGGCAGAGTTGCAATATAAAATTGCAATAAAAAAACACCCTTTCGGATGTCGTATACTGTTTTACCCACAGTTGGGAGATATTGGATCACCTCCTAATCTATAATTTTCCAATCTTCAGCGAGCACATCAGTCTGTGAAGCAAGCCACGGCACTAATGTTCTATTCGCACACTTCATAACAATAAATTCCTGCAAGTCATTAATCTCTTCTCCTGTGTATTCCTTATACATTTGGCATCCAAGTTTGGGTGACTTGAACAAATACATCCCTTTTCCATTCCAGCCGCAACGTGTGACTTTTTTTCCTTTTTTAAGCAACTCTATAGCCAGCCCAAAAGTCAAATTTTCACATTCTCTGTATGCTTTTTCAAATTGCTTCTTAGGAGACCAACTCTCATAGCCATCTGAATACTTTACTAAATATCCCTCATCTGCCGGATCTTCGTCTAATGGAATCTTCCAGCCGCGATAATCGTTATATGCTCCTCGATTCATCTGTTTCGCCTCAATCATCTTTGTACCAACATATTTTTTCATTTTGTCCTCGCTTTCTCCGAATATCCGGCATATATTTTTTCATTAAAAAAGCACCCTCTTCGGATGCTTAAAATCTCTTTATTTTCACTTAATCCTCTCGATCCAATTCTTCTTCTGTCAAGGGGATCACTCTTTTTTCTCTTTCTGCTCGTCTTCCAAGACGAATAAACCTCATCAGAGTTTCTCTCGCTTTTTTTCTATCTTCCTCTGTCTGTTCAAATTCTCCTACCGTCTCAAACTTCGGAATATCCTGCCGTAGCATCCTCTGTCTTTCCTCATCATTTAATCCCTTGTAAATATCCTCATAAGCCATGCTCATACCTCCCGTAATAATATATTCCACACACCATCGACAAGCACTTTATCGTCAACCAAAAACTCCGTATCTCTTTCATAGAGAACTTCCTGTTCATCCAGTCCAATGGCTCTGATATCACGCCCCTTCTTTGCATCTTGTATGTATATAACCACATTGGGGCGTTCATCGTATCCTCTTTTACTTGATGTACTCCAATATTGTGGAATCTTTTTATCTTTCCCTATCTCAAATTCTTCCAAAAAATCCCGCAATCTTTCATCTGCATCCGGATATGCTGAAAAGTTAATTGTTCGAACCAAGTTTCCATGATACTTCGGTATTTTTGATAACGCACTGTCCAACTTGTCAACAAGCATTCTCTGTTCATCTGTAAGTTTTCCCGTCCTCAATGCTTCATTAATCACATACGAATCCGAACTCTTATAACGCAACAATGCTCCAAGTTCTTCCTCAGTTAAATTCATTATAGCATTCGGCATTGAATTAACAATGTTTTTTTCTCTCTTTTGACCAGATTTTGCTCTCCACTCCTCTCTCCTCGCAGCGTACACCCGTTTATTCTCCGGATCCATTGCATACCGTTCCAGGCGATCAAACTTCTCCTCCTGTCTTTCGGCATATTGCCGCCTGGCTTCCTGTTTTACATTCTTCTCTATGGCTGCCAATTCTGATTTCTTCCACTTCTTATCCGGAGGTGTGGATATCCCCGGAAAGTATGTGGTATGGGAATCTCGGCAATTCGGATGATATAGTCCAGCTTTCATCGCCTGGCTGATCAATGGGTACCCCATTTTCTTTGCTTCTGCTGCCGTGCCTCCGGACCACACATCATCAATCATCACTCTGCCTACCCACGGTAGACATAACGGACATGGATTTCCACGTTTATTGATGATAACAGTATGTATGCCCCACTCCTGCCTCTTGGCTCCCTCTCCTGTAAGGTATGCTCTAAGTCCTGCCGTCTTGAGTGCCATTCTGGCATAGGATTTTATATTGACCTGCTTACCGTCTTTATACCGAATGCAGTTAATTCCTGCAGCAGCGTAGTCTTTCACTGCCATATCGACTGCTTTCTCGTAGGTACCGGCTCCGCTGTTTGCATATACCTGTGCATTAAAAATTGCCCGGCGAACTTTATCATCATGCATTCGCAGGATTGCACTCTCAGCACGCTTCATATCACTCTCTACGGCATCCAACAGGGCGTTCATCTTCCGGTCATTGACCCGAAAGAATTCTCCCTGCAGCTTATCCGTTGCCCGGTGCAGCTTAGCACCCTTGCGGATTGCCTCCAGTATTTTCTTCTCCTGCGCCATTTTCCCTTGAGCATTCGCCTGCAGGATCGCCATCCGCATCTTGGAATTGATCGCCGCATACCGCTCCTCCAGTTTTCCTTTGTGTTTTCTACGGTATTCTTCCAGTCCGGCAAGCTGTTTCGCCTGCCACTGTTCCCACTGGAAGCCCTCTTTCGTTTCCTCTGCACGGTGCCGCTCCATATTCCGCATCATGGAATCCAGCAGCTCATTTTCTATGGCCGCAAATGCTTTCCCCACATCATAATCCATATTCTCCATGGTGATATCTCCTATCGGTTAGAATGTACCTTGAAGCCCTGTGATTTAAACTGTCTGGTCAATGCCTTTAGCTGCGTGACGGATTTGCACCGGTCGCACCGCAACTCTGCGTAACCGGTCTTCTCTACCGCATAGATTCCAAAGGGTACCTGTTCCGATGCTACCTCAAGGAGTTTCTGATACTCCTTCCGGGACATTCCGTACATCTTTTGATTTACCTTTACTTTCACCTGTCATCCCTCCCTCGATAAAGCTCTCTGCTGCCGCCTGCTGTTCCACCTCAAGCCCATCCATGTTCAACGCCGGCTCTTCCATCGTCTCCACTCCATCTCTGGCATTTAAACGATTAATCTCTTCCTGCTTCCATTCCTCCGTCTTGGTATCACCATACAGCTCATCCACAACAGCCTCATTGGACATAATGGCACTGGACTTAGCTTTCCCCACAGTCTCAATCTGTGATTCGAACGATGGATTTGCATAATCACCAAACTCCACCGATATTTCTGTCTCCTCCACCGCTACCTGATTCAAGGTATCCAGCGATTTGAATACGATATTGATCAGCTCCGGTATTGTGGTCTGCAGCGCATCAATGATCTTTCCTCTGGTGTACAGCGTGGTCTTTTCTTTCTCACGCTGTGCCTCGGCATTATCCAGTTTCTTCACGTCAATACCGATCGTGGATGGACTGATGATTCCCTGCAGGCAGAGATCTAATGCTGTGATATATGTACTCAGATACGACTCGTGAGGAATATCCGGCTGTGTGACATCGATCTTGTCGGAGGCATTTTCACTCATTCCTCCAGATGTAGCAATAAATGTATTGTCGAATGGGTTTGGTTTCAGGAGTGCTCCTGTTTCAGGATTCTTAGGAATGAGGTCCTGCGGAATATACTTTGTTGCACGTCCGTCTCTCATTGCCTGGATCCACTGGCTCCATACTTCATCCAAAGAATCAAAGTCATCTGTTTTACCGTCAAAGATTGACTTGCCTCTTCCTTTCGTCCGTGGGTTGCTGTAAATATAAAAAGGCACCGCCATGCAGAACGAATCATCAAAGCGGATATCTTTCAATCCGGCTAACGCAGAGACGTTCTTCAGTTCTGCCTTTTGTCCATTATGCAGAAGCTCATTCCGGATATATCCATAACCATAATGCTCCTGCAACTCATATTGTTTATTGCCTTCTTTGTAGGCAGTCTTAAAGACCACCTCTTTCATCCGCCCCCGGTCATAGATGATATCGATCCGGTCTGCCGGGTACCATTCTATGATCGGATACTCACTCATCCTGGTATCCAGTGAAATCTTAAAGGCTCCATCCCCCAGATATAATGTCTGGCTGACTGCCTCCTCCAGCAGGGACTTAAATTTATTCTCCCGGCTGATCTGCTGCCATGCGTCCTTTCTTTTGTCCGGCACAGTGACTTCATCAAAATCCGTCATAATAATACTGGTCAGCATATCTACCATGATCGCAGGCAGGCCGATGTGCATCTTCCGGATCTCTCTGCCGGTACTGCTTCGTGCCGCCCAGAAGCGGAGTCTGTTCTGGCTGCTGTCAATCTGACTGTATAACTGCGACAGCTCATCGGGATCTCCCAGGTACCATATTCTGTTTTTGATCACGTTTGCCTGAAAATCCATCGTCTCCTGTATATTGAAACTATGCACGTTTGCCGGCGTGATCTGCAGCCAGCTCTGCATTCTCTGTTTTACATTCTCACTCATTCTGTTAAACCACCTCATCTATTTCCTCCATCGCTTGCCAGCGCTACACAAAAAACTATGGTTACGCATATTATGATCAAATGTAATGTGCTCATGATCGTCCTCCTATCTTGTGCTTGTATGGAATCCATGCATACTGTGTACTGTTGATCATGTGATCGTTTGCGTCCTCCGGCTCCTCATCCTTATCCTCTTTCCAACTGTAGTTGTCCAGTTCCCGGATGTAGTTCACACAGGTATCAACCACCTGATAGCACGCCTGTTTCTCATCGTCATATGCCATCCAGCCCAGCTGCAGCATAATACGATCAATGATCGTTACTTTCTTGTATGCATTGTTAAATATATAAAGGCATTCCGGGTGGGCACGTTTGTACTTTGCGCATTCCGTCAATGTTGCCTGATCTGCACTATCCACAAAAACATTCCTTGCCTGACCTCCCCATTCCTTTCGATTCCTCTCCAGAAATGCCACATAATTGACTACGGTATCGCTCGGAGCGATCGGGACCGTCTGACTGGCGTTGTTGTAAACCCTCTCATCCAGTACAATGCACCGCCCTTTGTTCGTAATCCCAACGAAGCTCATAGCAATGGTATCCGGGGATGTCGTGGAGTATGCCGTATCCAGTCCGGAGGTAAAGTATTCAAACCATTCTGTCTGCTGCCCTGTGCTCCGGATATATTTCTTCGCCTGTTCCTTCGTGATGACATGATGCTTTTTGCTGAAATTACAAAAGACAAGACCTGTAGCCTTGCCTCGTAGTCCCTGTATTTTGTTTTTATACATCTTCGTTCCCTTGGGAACGGCATCGATCTTTTCCTGAATGTCCTCCTTTGTCATCGAGGCATTATCATAAAACGTGAAATACCAGTGTACATACCCTTGAACCGGTTCTTCCTTCAACTCCGCAAGAAGTTCCACCGGATAATCCGCAGCATACCTTTTTAAGGGACGGCTGTGATTGATAAACTCTTTATAGACCGGTTTATCCGGCGCATCCGGATTAGAGGTAGTCATCATATACTTACATCGGTGGGTGATCTCACGCAGAAACTCCATATCTGCCGTATTTACCTCATCAATGTAAACGCAGCCAGACTGTGAACCGAGGACCTTTTTCCAACGGGCTTTATTATCAAAACCACACACATAGATGATCTTCGTTCCTTTTCCTGTCCGATACTTGATATGCGGGAGACTGATCTTTCCCTGTCCTTTCGGATAATATTCTGCAAGTCCTTCCATCTGGGCAATCAGGCCAAGTTCTGAATTGATCACGTTTTTCTCCACGGTACCCAGATCTGCTCCGGCAATCACATGAAACTTAAGATCGGAGTCTGCAACCATCATCATAAATTTAAAGATTCCTACCGTGGTCTTGCCCGCTGCCGTGGTCCCTTCCAGATAATCTCGCCTGGTCCTGGTAGTCAGGAAGTCTTTAAACTTTGGCGATAATACCAGTTTCATATTCTCACCATCCTCACTCCATCACTTCGTCCGGATCTACATCATGCAGCTGTTTCAGGATTTCTTCCACATTATTCTCTTTCTCCTGAAGTTGTTCTTCATCCGCCCTGCTGCTGTCTTCTGCTTTTGCTTTCAACAGCTCAATCTCTGCTTTCTGTTTCTCTGTAGCCAGACTCATATGATCCGCCAGCCACTGCAATGCTTTCATCTTATCCAGTAGCTCCACGCTGTCCGTCTTACCAAAACTGACCTTTTTCACGAGTGTGCCATCAGCGAACGGATTGTTCAGGTCGATCTTATTTCGCTTCGGATCAATGTAATCCTTTGCATCTGCATACAGGATATCAATGTATTTCTGCACGATATCCTCCTCAGAAAGCATCTCCCGGTTGAGACGTCCCTGTTTGAGATTGTTAATTTCCTCTTTCACCTTAACATTTCTTAACATTCGCGAACCTGCTGCCGCCGCTGTTTCATATTCGCAATCATATGCTTTCATGTACGCCTTCGTAGCGTTAAAACTGCGAATATAATAAATACAGAAAAGCCTTTGTTTCTCAGTCAGATCCGAATTATCCGCCAGATTCACCACTTCCTCTGAAGGAGGCGGACTGCTGCCGGACATTTCGCATCCTTTCGGATCGGATTTTGTGTGCATCCTTTTTGTATTTTTGTGTGCACCCTTTTTCGCATCCCCGGATCTGTCCCAGGCATATCTCTTCTTCCAGCTCTTGACCGTATTCAGTGATACGTTGTATTTCTCTGCAATGTCCTTATACTTCATCCCGGACATATAATCCGCTTCCGCCTTTATCTTGACATCTGACATTTCACCACCTTCCCCACGAAAAAAAGACGCATTTCCTGCAAAGAAAATACGCCTTAATGAATTATAACAAAAAACTAATTGTAAAAATTTTAA